AGCGTTCATTTCATGGAACTCTTTGACAAGGTAGCCAACATTGTTTCTCAATCCAATGTCCGCCGTGGTTCAATGGCAGCGTATTTGGATATTGATCATCCAGATTTAGAAGAGTTTCTTCGTATTCGTAGCGAAGGACATCCAATCCAAGAACTCAGCATTGGTGTTTGCATTTCAAACGAATGGATGGAAGGTCTTTTGAACAAAGACAAAGATAAGCTCAAAATTTGGGGCCAAGTTATCAAGAAGCGTTTTGAAAGTGGCTATCCATATATTCACTTCACTGGCAACGCAAACGAGCAAGCGCCAGCAGTTTATAAAGACAAAGGCGTAAAAATTTATGCCAGCAATCTCTGTAATGAGATTAATCTTTCTTCTGACAAGGATACTTCGTTTGTTTGCGTGCTTTCAAGCATTAATCTATTGCATTACGATGAATGGAAGGACACTGACGCTGTTGAAGTATTGACCTACTTCCTTGATACTGTGACCGAAGAATACATTCGTAAGACTGAAAATATGCCGTTCATGGCTGCTGCTAATAAGTTTGCAAAAGAGCAGAGAGCGGTTGGTCTTGGAGTTTTAGGTTGGCATTCTCTCTTGCAAGCCAAAAACATTGCATGGGAAAGCATGGAAGCCAAACTATTGAACGCAAGCGTTTTCAAGCTCATTTCAGAAAAAAGCTTGAAGGCAAGCAAAGAAATGGCTGAAAAATATGGTGAGCCAGAAATGCTCAAAGGATATGGCGAAAGAATGGTTACTCGTTTAGCTATTGCTCCAACAGTTTCTTCTTCTTTTATTCTTGGTCAAGTTTCTCAAGGTATTGAGCCTCAAAACTCCAATTACTATGTCAAGAAACTTGCCAAAGGCTCTTTCACATACAAGAATCCATATCTTAAAGAACTCTTGAAGCAAAAAGATAAAGACGACCAAGAAGTTTGGAAGAGCATTCTGGAAAATGGCGGCTCAGTTCAGCATCTTGATTTCTTGACAGATCACGAAAAGGATGTGTTCAAGACCTTTGGAGAAATCTCCCAAAAGGAAATTGTTATCCAAGCTGCTCAACGCCAAAAGTTCATTGATCAAGGTCAGAGCCTCAATCTTATGATTCCTCCAGCAACAACCGTTGGAGAAGTAAGTAAACTAATGATCTTTGGCTGGCAGCAAGGCATCAAAGGCTTTTACTACCAAAAATCAAGCAATCCAAGTCAATTATTGGCTCGCTCCCTTAATGAGTGTAAGTCTTGCGAAGCTTAACTAATTGTTGATAAAAATAATTTTTTAAGTGTAAAAAGTAAACATGGAAGTAGATTTTTCTCAACAGATTTTAGAGGCCAAGAACCGCCCTGGACCAAAAAGCTCCGCACAAACTCCTGCGAAGCCAGATGAGCGTAAAAAGGGTTCAAAAATGAATGAGCCAGGCTCTGCTGGCACTACTCCAGATGCTAAAGAACGCGCTGAGAAAAATCTTGAGAAAGATGATAAAAAAGAAGTTGTTAAGGCCGAAATCACTTTCAATGATAAAATCACTGAGTCTCTAAAAAAGAAAGTTGAAGATCATAACTCCAAGCACAGCCGTAAAGTTTCTCTTTCTCAATTAAAGAAAGTTTATCGCCGTGGCTTGGGTGCTTTTAGTTCCACTCATCGTCCAGGCAAGAGTCGTCAGCAGTGGGCAATGGCTCGCGTCAATACTTTCTTGAAAATGATGCGTGGCGAAAAAGTCAAAGATGCATATAAAGCTGCTGATGGCGACATTGCCAAAGGTTCCGAAGCTTTTGATCATAATCACGACTATTATGATTTTGAAGACCTTGAGCTTCAATTAGCTCATATTAATCTAATCGAAGCTGGTGTTTTATTCGAAGAAATGGACATCTTCAATGAAGACATTGACTATACCGAAGCAGAAAAGAAAACTCTTAATAAGCCTTTCAGACTTCCTTCTGGCTCTAATAAGAAATTTGGCGTTTATGTTAAAAACGACAAAGGCAACACTGTGATGGTTAAATTTGGCGACCCTAACATGGAAATCAAACGCGATGACCCTGAACGCCGCAAGAATTTCCGCGCAAGACATCAATGCGACAGCAACCCTGGTCCTAAATGGAAAGCTAGATATTGGGCTTGTAGAACTTGGGAGAAGGGCAAGACTGTTACTGAAATCACTAGCAGTGAAGACCCAATCGAAGCCTTTTATATCAAACAGGCCGAAAGAGAAATCAGAATGTCTGATGCTATTTTGAATGAAGAAGACTTTCCTTCTCAAGAAGAAGTTTTAGCTCTTAATCCTCTATTAGACAATGTTTATTACATTGAAGAGGAAGTGGGAATTTAATTAGAAAATTCTTTATTGTTTCGTATTATCCTAGTGATCGAACAGATTCTAGGTGTTATTTATACGTTCTGCTTCTCAGTCTGCTACATTCCTCAAATCTCCAAAAGTTTGAGGACAAAAAATGTGCAAGACGTTAGCGTTGGCATGTTTATTCTTTCAATAATTGGGTATGTCTCAGCAATGGGATATACCCTTTTGCGTGTTGGATGGGATTTTTGGTGGATAGTAAATTATTTTTGTGGCCTAGTTTCTGCAACAGTCATGGTGGCAATTTATTACATTTACAAAAAACATGTTTAGCATTTATCATTCAGCATTTAACCTCATCAAGCATGGCTTTGTTGGTTGGGAAAACAGCGTTCAAAATTCATGCAAATTTGCAGATGAAGTAATCATCGCAGTTAATACTTCCGTAGATAATACAAAGGAAGCAATCTCAGAAACTTTAAAAGACTTTTCTAACTGGAAAATTATAGAAACCGATTTTTCATATCAAGACCCTTGGCTTGATGGCAAGATTAAAAATGCCGCCCTTCAAGCTTGCACGCAAGATTTTAAGATTCAACTCGATCTCGATGAGTACATTCCATTGTGGCAAAAACCACTGTGGGAAATTTTAGCCATGCAAATTGCTCTTAGTCCAGTTCAGTGTGCAGCAGTTGCATCTGTGAATCTTTATAAAGATTGGAATCACTATTCTTCAATTACTAACAAGCAATATTTCAATAAAGGACAAGCTTATCGTGCGCCAAGTAAAGCGGCCAGAAAACAAGACGGCACAATTAATACTAAAATGAGCGATGGTTGTGACTTGGTTAATGCTGATGGAGAATTTGTTTCAACAATGGCAACCACAACTGATCTACAACGCTTGGAGCTTGGTGTTTCACCATTTGTTGTTCATTTTGGTTATGTAGATTTAGACTCTCGACTAAAGAGAAACCATGAGTTCTGGCACGAACATTGGTATGTTGAAGGCGGTGGGCAAGACCCCGCTCACAAGATTCACATGAAACACGAAGACTTTGAATACCCTTATCTTAAACATAAATTAAAATTATAACATGGATAATTTAATTAAATTATCTTGTCCATCCGAGGGGTTAGGTGATACGTTAATACTTACTTGTATTTGTAAGCACTTGCTTGCAAATAATAAAAAACCAATTGTTTCATTGCCTGCTAAAATAAAAAGGTTTTCTATTTTATTTGATGGCATCGCTGATGTTATAATAGAAGACGTTAATCAATATTTGCCCGATCTTGGTGGGGGTCACTATGCTACACGAAAACTAAGAAATTTTTTTCAACATGCAGAATTATTAGATAATAGACCTTTAGTTTTACATTCAAATCAAGAATCAGAAATTTGGACTGCAAATTATCTTATCAATAAGATTAATCCAGTAATTTTTGTGCCGCATTGTGCAAAACAGTGGCATGAAGTAAGAAGCTTAAAGGTTGATAGTTATGAGCAGTTATTTGATAAATTAATTTCTGATGGCTTAACTCCAATTATTTGTCAAAGCTCTAGTAATCCAGTTTCTATTAAATATGAAAATATTTTAACAGACTTGGAACTGAGTAAATATATTTGCTTATTGAGAAAAGTGGGCCTTTATGTTGGATGCAATACTGGAGATATGCACTTGGCTATTTCTGTTGGCGCTCATTGTCAAGTTATTCAGCCACAAAATCATCCACTATTCAATGCAGATGAGTGGAATTACAATCATCCATCAATTACATATTATCAATTATGATCACAATTTTAGTAGATGAGGGGTACGCTTATGATTATTTAGCCATCCTTGCGGTTAAACACAAAATATTCAATAATGAAAAAACCCTTACCGCAAGAACTTTATGTAATGAACATATCCTGAATCAAATACCAGAAGACCAACATATTAAAATTGTGCGTTCTCAAGAATTTAAAAATTTAATTGACGCTAATTTTAAAACTTTTGAAGCTGTAGAAGAAGCTCGTTATGGAAAGATTTCCGCAAAAGAAGTGGACGATTTAAATATGAAAAGGTATTATTGCAAAGTGGCTTTACAAAATAAATTTTTCCCCGATATACAAACTACAGAACTTAAATCATGAAAACAATTATTATAACTGGTATTACTGGTCAAGATGGCTCGCTGATGGCAGACCATCTGCTAAAAGACCCAAACAACTTTGTTTACGGGGCGCATAGACGCTTGAGTGTTCCAAATCATCAAAACATTGAAAATATCAAGAACCACGAAAGATTTAAATTGTTAGAGTTGGACCTTACTGATGCGGAAAGCATTAATCAAGCAATTAAAGAAATCAAGCCAGATTACTTCATCAACTTCGCTGCAAACTCTTTTGTTGGCAATAGTTGGAAGATGCCAATTAATCACATGCAAACAAACTGCATGGGAGTGCTTCATTGTCTTGAAGCTATTAGAAACCTTTCTCCAGAAACTAGATTCTATAATGCTGGCAGCAGCGAACAGTTCGGAGATGTTGCATATTCTCCACAAGACATCAACCATCCATTTCGTCCAAGATCGCCATACGGCGCTTCTAAGTGCGCTGCGCATCATTTGGTAAAGGTTTACCGAGAGTCTTATGGCATTTATGCTGTTCAAGGAATCTTATTTAATCACGAAGGCGTTCGTCGCGGAGAAGAGTTCGTAACGCGAAAAATCACTAAAAATGTAGCAAGAATCTATAACGCCAAAAAAAGTGACGAATCTTTCTTGCCAATGGAGCTTGGCAATTTTGATGGCAAAAGAGTGAACTAGCCTTCGAAGCTGCTTCTATTGAAGGTGAGTGGATTGGCAACGGTTTAGATGAAGTTTTTATTGACAAAAACACGAAACAAAAGCTTGTAGTAATTAATCCAGCTTTCTATCGTCCAGCAGAAGTTGATCTTCTTTGGGGTGATTCGACACCAGCAAGAGAAGAGCTTGGCTGGATTCCAAACACATCTTTCTCGCAACTTGTTGAGAAAATGGTTGCGCGAGACTCAGGTTGGCCTTACATTAATTAATTTTATGAATATTCTTCAAATAGGATGTAATAATTGTGACGATCATGTTTTTGATTTCGTCAAAGATAACCAAAATGTTATTGAGAATTTTTTTGTTGTTGATGCTCTGCCCAAATGCTGCGAAAAGGCTCAAAAAGTTTATAGTTTTGTTAATAACTTAAAAGTATTTAACAAAGCAATCGGTTTGGAAAATACAACTTGTAGATTTTACTTTCCAGAGGGCGATGAAGAATCTGCACATGCATCTTTAAATAAAGATCATGTATTGAAACATCATCATCCCAATGTGAATTTTATTGACGCCGAATGTATTGATATTAATGACTTTTTAAAAAATTTACCACCGCTAGACCGTTTATATATTGATATTGAAGGTTTAGATGTTAAAACACTAATGCACATGAAAGATGAATATTTTACTATTCCATATATTGAATATGAATTTTATCATGGTCAAGACACATTTAATCCTGGTATCATGCATCATTTTCTCTTGCAAAAGTTTGAGTATCATGGATATTCTGTAAAGCAAATATCTGAATATAATTGTGCCGCAGAAAAAACCAAATAAAAAACTTATAGTCTCCAAATTTGTCGAGATTCCCGCTAAATCAAAGCGAGAATTTTGGCAAAGAGAATATGTTTTATTGGCTCGTTTGGTTGAAAGATATAGCTTAGAATTTTTAAGAGATACCAGCTTCTCCTTTAAAGGAGATAGTTTAGCTATTTTGTTTGCGCCAAAAATCCTTCAAGACTTGGATAAAAGATTCAAAATTTATAGCAGCGAATCTCGTATAAGTAGAGAACCGCAAATCATCTTGAAAGATGACCCATTGCATCAACCAGTTTTAATTGAACGTAAACCTAGAACCATTAGAGACTTTTTAAATGAAAAAGACTAAAGACACAGAAGAAAAGAAGATTACTTCAAGCGAAGTGCTTGAATCTTTCCTGAAACAAAATGCGGAAGATCACTACAACTTTGAAGAAACAGTAGATTATAAAGTATCGAGTGGTTCACTCCAGCTTGACTTGCAACTTGGTGGCGGCTTTGGTCCAGGACTGCACAGGTTCGTGGGTATGAATGAGGGTGGCAAAACTTGCGAAGCTCTTGAAGTGATGAAGAATTTCCTGCTTGATATTCCAAATAGCAAAGGCTTTTACATCAAGGCAGAAGCTCGCCTTTCTCCAGATATGCAAAAGCGTTCTGGCATCAAGTTTGTATTTTCAGCAGAAGATTGGGTGGCTGGAACTTGCTTTGTTTTTGAGAGCAACATCTATGAAACTGTTGTTGATGCTATGAGACAATTAGTTTCCAAGAACGAAGAGAAGATCAAATTCTGTTTCCTCTTGGATGCGGTTGATGGCCTTATTGCCAAGAATGATATGGACAAATCCTTTGAGGAAAGTTCAAAGGTTGCGGGTGGCGCAGTGATTGCTGCGACATTCATGAAGAAACTTTCGATTGCGCTTGCAAAGCGCGGTCACATGGCAATCTTTATCTCTCAAGTTCGAGCAGACATCAAGCTTGACCCATATTCAAAAGCACCAATTCGCCAAACCTCTGCTACAGGAGGCAATGCCTTGCTACACTTTGCCAACTGGATTCTTGAGTTCGAACCCCGCTTTAAAGGCGATCTTATTCTTAAAAATCCTAGCGAAAAAAGCATTGACTTGGAAAAAAATCCGCCAATTGGACATTGGGCCAAAGTCACAGTCAAAAAGTCTCCAAACGAGAAAACCAATCTCACTATTCCATATCCTATTCGATATGGTCGCACAGGTGGCAAATCCATCTGGATTGAAAAGGAGATTGTTGACCTACTGCTTGCTTGGGAACTTGTTAATAAGAGCGGAGCTTGGTTTTCTCCAAGCGAAGACTTCCTGCAATTATTAGCTGAAAATTCTCTTGAGTTTCCAGCTAAGATTCAAGGCGAGGCTTCCTTGTTTAAAACTGTTGAGGATGATGCAGCTTTATTGAAGTTTTTAATTGAATATTTTCGCAAAATGATTTCCAATGAGGTTTAAAACTCTATACGGAAAAGAAAAATATCTCAAGAATGCGTCAAAATATTTAATCAATTGGCGCAAAAAAACTCGTAGCAAATTTCAAGACGAAGTTAAAAGATTCTTGAAGCTTTACTGGAGTGAAGACATTGTATTTGAAGAACTGAGAGTCATTGACACAAGAATGACTTTTGATTTTTACAATGCCAACAAAAAAATAGCAATCGAGGTCCAAGGACAGCAACACACAAAATTTGTTCCTTTCTTTCATGGCAGCAGAAATAAATTCTTGCAGCAATTAAAAAGAGACAATAAAAAGCTTGAGTTTTGCGAAATAAACGGCATTAAGCTTGTGGAAATTTATAGCGTTTCGGAATTGAATAAAGATTTTTTTGAATCGTACGAAATTTATCTGTAATATAAGGTATGCCGAAGAATAAAATCAAGGAAATTCCTCAGTTTGAAATGCCTTCAAACTTTATCGAACAAATTTATGAGTTAAGCGGCAATGCGGACAAGTATAAGGGTGTGCTATTAGCTTATGTTTCAGAAGATGGAACTCCAGTCATCTACTGTAAATATGATTCTCAAGTGGTTGAATTTGGCATGAGAAAAGCTTTGGAAAAATATCTTCAAAATTCAGACGATGCTGAAACCGCATACAATCTTGGAGAAATGGGAAGAAATGATGAAGATGATGTTGACGAAGATTGATTGCTGAGTATCGTAAGAGTAGCATGATA